GCGTTAGTCATTGGATTGGTCTCCTGGGGCAGGGGCATTGCCCCGTCCCGTTGCCAGTCCCCGGGTGGCCGCGCGTCGGGGAACTGGTGATGGGCTGCGCGGCCGAGTCCATGGTACGCCCCGATTATGGCGGAATTATGGCGTTTTTGTGTTCGATACGTATGTTTGTTCAAGTTTTTACCGAAGTAAGTTTGTGCTCCTCGTGTCGCTCGAAACGAAGAGTTTTTGGTTTAATTAGCATTATCTCTACGGACTCGTAGGGATTTATCCTGTCGCGATAAGCGTCTTTCAAGCTGCGGATGTAACGGTTTAATCGGGCCTGCAGACTTATCGCGTCGTTATAGGATGCACACTTCAATTCGCATGGCATGTTTTCCATAGCATCTTGCAGTAGCTTTCCCTCGTCGTGGATCATAGTGTTGACTCCTGTGATGTCGGGGCCTTGCCCCGGGCGCGACGAGCTTATCATGTGTGGTGGGTGTGTGTCAAGGGACTGGGGGGCGGTGTGTATGCGACATATAGTCGCGCCGTCGTGATGTATGTATGGCTCCCCCACTAGGCAAAATCGAAAACTCGAATGAATAGGGGGTTATAGTATATATATATATGTGATAGTAAAGAAAGAAAATCGAGTTTTTGGAAGGCAAAACTGCGCTTACTGGCGCCCAAAATCTGGGTATGGCGGTATGGTCCGTCTGCGAGGGGGTGGGCATTGGACACCCTGTCCCCCACACACCACACGCACCTCACACGAGAAACCCGCGAGAAACCGCGAGAAATGGGATTTCATGCCCCTGGAAACACTCTAAAAACTACTCAAAAAATAGAGAAAAAAAGGGGGCACTAGGCCCCCCAACTCCACATCCAGATATGCAGCGCTAAAACCAGCAGTGTGGTCAGGATCGACAGGCCGACATAGAGTTCCATTGCCGTGGACTCCCAAGAAAAGGAGGGGGCATTTGCGCCCCCGGGTTTCGTTACGCTGCGCGGCCTTGCGCGGCCTGGGACTCGAGGAAGGCCATCAGGGTCGCGGGATCGACATTGAACCGCTTCGCGAGTTTCTCGGTCATGGCCTTGGGATCGGCGGAGACACGTTCCCCGGGGACGTCGCCCGCGTGGAACCTGTCGCGCGCTTCGGTGCAATACTTGTCGATCTCCTCGGCGAACTCCGCGTCCGTGCCCTCCCAGCCCTTGCGCGTGATCGAGGCATGATAGTTATCGGCATATTCCCGGACTCCGCGGCGCCACGCGTAGGCATCTTGGGGTTCGGTGAACTCGACGGTAGTCGTGTAGAGGTACTCGAGTCCATTCTTTTTGCACTGATAAAGGTATTCCATCGTGACTCTCCTTGTTGGCCCGTCGGACTCCATGTCCATCCGGTATGAACACAGTACCACAACGGGGGATCATGTCAACTCGATATGGTTCGACTGTGATCACAATAACGTGATGAGTCATGCAATAATGCATGACACACTTATGTTGCGTATGAGTGGACTAAAAAGAAATAATAGTGCTGTTATCATACACATCGAGCACTATTGTTACGTATGCATATATGCATGCTGTTTGTTGCGCACCAGGCTCGAATATTGAAACATAAAGAGGCCGGGGGGCTAAAAAAAGAACTTTTATTGCTGGGCGCTTCAGCCCCGCCAGAATACCGAGGGGGAATGGCCATATCGAGTGACCCCGCCATATCAGAATAAAATGTTTCGATACGGCTCGGGGCCTCCGCCCCTTATGTCGGGGAGCCGACGCGGCAAAGAGCCATATGTATGGTCCGACGGCTGGTTCCGAAACAGCCATACCACAATCTACTTGACAACGCCCCGAGAGGGGAGCACCCTACTCGCGCGGGGCCGGACTGCGTCGATTACAGGACCAGCCATATGGATGACTTCATCGACGATCTAGATACCTCGACGGGCCCCCGCCTCATGGGGAACGTGCCCCGCCAGCTGTTCATCGAGCACGCCCGCGACCTAACCGAGGCCGACATCGCGGCCCTGGCCACTAACCGCGGCACGAAGCCCAAGTCCCTCGTCCGCATCCACGCCAGCCACCACTCCCTCGCGAAGTGCCTCGCCACGGGCATGAAACAGTCCCAGGCCGCCCTGGTTACTGGCTATAATCAGAGCCGCATCTCGACCCTACTCAATGACCCCGCTTTCAGCGCGCTAGTAGAAGACTATCGAGCAGAGGCAAAGAGCATCTTCGCCGACCTCGCCGAGCGGATGAACAATATGTCCCTCGACGCGATCGAGCTGTTGCAAGAGCGGTTGCACGACAACCCAGAGACATTCAGCATTCCCCTGCTCATTGATGTGGTAAAGACCTTTGCAGACCGCACAGGGCACGGCCCGGGCCAGGAGGTCACCCTGAAAATGGATCGGGACTTCATTGATCGGCCGCCCCGGGAAAACTTCGACCAGTGGAAAGAGCGGCGAGCCAAGGAACTCGGGGCGGGGTCCCAGGAGGCAAGTGAGGTCGTCCACGATCCAAAGGAGCTGAACTAATGCCCGTGAGACCGCCCCAGGGCCAATCCTGCTCGACGTGCGCCTTTTACATGGGCGGCCTTTGCCGCAAGGGCCCGCCCTACCTCGTGCTCGCGCAACTCACAGCACTGGCCTATCCCGCGACTATGTGGCCAGCGTGTCAGCCCACTGATTGGTGCGGGGGCTGGACGGTGAGCCCCTCATGAGGCCCAAGGTCCGCCCAGAGGAGAGTCCGACCGGGGTCGCATGGAGTCCTCAGCCCGGCCCGCAAACTGACGCGATCACGGCCGACTGGTGCCCGGAGCTGTTCTATGGTGGGGCCGCAGGGGGCGGAAAGTCCGATTTCCTCCTCGGAGATTTTCTACAGGACGTCCCTACCTATGGGCAGTATTGGCAGGGTGTCGTCTTCCGCCGCACTTACAACGAACTCGAGGACCTCCTGCGCCGCGCGCGCGAGATATTTCCAATTTCAGGGGGATCTTGGCATGAGCAAGCTAAAACCTGGTCCTGGGCGAACGGTGCCAGCCTCAGAATGCGGTACATCGAGCGCGACCACGACGCGACCCGATACCAGGGACACGCTTACACATGGATCGGCTGGGACGAACTCACCCAGTGGCCAACCGATTACGGCTACCGTTTCCTACGAGCCCGATTACGGTCGGCTCACAATATCCATACCAAAAGAATTCGAGCAGCTGCAAATCCCGGAGGTGTTGGTCATCACTGGGTTAAGGCGTACTTCGTTGACCCTGCGCCTGGAGGATATGAGCCCATTCTTGACCCCGTCACCAAGCACCGACGACTATTTATCCCGGCGAAACTCCGAGATAACAAAATTCTCCTTGCCTCGGACCCGACCTACGCGGACAGGCTCCGCGGCCTGTCCAGCGACTCCATGGTCCGAGCGTGGCTCGAAGGAGACTGGACAGTAATTGAGGGCGCCTATTTTGATTGCTGGAGATATGACAAGCATGTCACAGACCCCTTCCCCGTCCCCCGCGAGTGGGCCAGATTTAGAAGTATGGACTGGGGCTCCGCCCGTCCATTTTCAGTCGGGTGGTGGGCTATTGTCACGGATGATTATAAGGTCCCTGATGGGAGAGTGCTCCCACGCGGCGCTATTGTGCGGTACAGGGAATGGTATGGTGCGGCCTCGATCAACGTCGGCCTGAAAATGACCGCGGAAGAGGTAGCAGAAGGCATCTCAGAGCGCGAGGACCAGGAGACCTTGCGCTATGGGGTGCTCGACCCGGCCTGTTTCCGAGAGGACGGGGGCCCTTCCATAGCAGAACGCATGAACAAGGTCCTTATCAGGCATAAACGGCGGCCTTTTCATGCCGCCGACAACGCTCGAGTCCCCCAGCGGGGCTCGATGGGGGGCTGGGATCAGATGCGTGCGCGACTCGTTGGCTTCGACGACTCGCCTATGATCTATTGCTTCGCCACGTGCGCGGCAAGCATCCGCACTATCCCAGCCCTCCAACATGACGTAACCAAGATGGAAGACGTGAATACCGAGGGCGAGGATCATGCCGCGGACGAGTGGCGCTACGCGTGCATGTCGAGGCCTTTCTCGCCCGTGAAAAAGGTCGAAACTAAGGCCGTGAGGATTGGGTACACCACCAGAGAACTCGCCGGTCCCGGCGACTGGGTTGTCTATTAACCAAGGAGATCACCGATGGCTCCCGCTCTGTATCCGTTGTGGAAAAAGGCTCTGATGGACGCGAGCGCGGACTCGTCTATCACTGACAGTGCTACTCTGGGTCCGTTTTGCGCGCTCGTGGACACTGGCGTATACACTTATGCGGCAACGCAACAGTTCTACGCCAATACCCTGACGAGTCCAAATGCCATTGTGGGCACTGATCAACGCATAACGCCCACGGCCACGACAGTATCGAGTACTGACGGGGTCTTTGATGGAGGGGATCTCACCTATACCTCGGTCACGGGCAACTCTGTAGAGGCCCTGGTGATCTACCGCAAGAATACGGGCGCGAATACCACCTGGAGATTGATTTCGTACTACGATACCGCAGGCGGCGGCCTGCCAGTGACCCCGAACGGAGGCAATATCACGGTGACGTGGAACGTCTCGGGCATTTTCCAGCTGTCCGACGTGCGCGCGAAGCACGATATCCGAAGGATCGGCGACTACGGCCCCCTGGGCCTCTACGAGTACCGCTACAGGAGGCCAGATGCTCCCCTGGAGGTGGGTCTGATCGCGCAGGAGGTGGCTTGCCACATTCCACTCGCCGTTCGCCGCTTCCAGGGGTTGCTCCACGTCGATTACGGGGCTGTTTTCCATGGCTAAAGACCCTCTCCGCGAGCCCGAGGTCGGCCGCGAGCTGTTTGAGGCCTTTGTTCGGGCCGCGAACGGGCGCTCGATCGAGGAGGTACTGTCCGCGAGTATGAACGTCATCGCGAATTGCCTGAGGCAAAACTACGGGCTCCGATCAGAGGTAGAGGCTAGAATGAAGGAACTCTTCGGAAAGAGCATGGAGGTCCTTCTCGAGCACTACGATCCGACTACGGGTCGTCGGCGCTCAGTCATTCCATTCGACCAGGTGATCCGTCCGACGCTCATTCTCACGGATGAGATGTTCTCCGGCCTGGGTGACAAGCATAAAGGCCATTAAAGGAGACTCCAATGCTGTTTAATGTCGCGAGTGACTTCGCGGGCACGCTACAGGCCCTAAGCACGACCTACAAGAGCCAACTCGCGGGCTGGGCGCAAACCGCCACGCTCCGCCGCGGGACACTGCGAGAGATCGCGATCGGCCCTGTGAGTAACCCGGCCACGCAGGACTGTAACATCATCTATACTATCCAACGGCAGACAGCGGACGGGACCGGTACCTCGGTGACTCCGGTGTTTGTACCGCCGATAGAGGCCGGAACTCCGCCCGCCCCGGGCTCGGCGTGGAAGGCCAACTACACCGCCGAGGGCACCTACGCCAATCGGCTGTGGACCAAGGCCCTGAACCAGCACTCTGGCTTTATCTGGTACGCTCCCGACGAGATCGGGTTGCCCTGGCCTGCGGTCAACCTCAACGGCGTAGCCTGCATGGCCAAGGGCGCGACCACTGACTACACGGGCACGGTGCTCTGGGAAGTCAAGTTCGACGAGTAGGGGCAAGCCCCGATGCTCATAACGAGGCACTCTCGACAGCGGTCGTATGGCGTCGAGATTAGGGCTAGTGGCTCTAATCTCGAGCAGGACGGGATTATTTGTGCGCACTGCGGCGGGGAAGAGACTGGCGGGGACTCCATCCCGCACTGTAACTGCTGTGACAGCTTTATTTGTTGGCAGTGTGTGGGCAAGGGCTGTATGCCACTCGAGATGCGGCTCGACGCGTGGGAGCGATATAACAACGGCGGAAAATATCTGCGGAAAGATCGACTCTTCGAGATCTTCGGGGCCACGGGAGTGCTACTGAAGTGAGCCTGGTCAAGCGACGGATCATAGGATCGTCATTTCCCTATAGTGCGGGAAATGTCTATAATGAGCTTGCGCCCGTGGCGGACTGGTTCACCGTGTTCGAGCGCTCGCTGAATGTTGGTGCTATTGATGGCTCTGGGTGGACCGGAGCTACAGACAGGCAGGTTATACTTCCTTATTCTGGGGGAGGCTTTGATAGGATTAACAACGGCACACAACTCAGGATAACGCTACAGGCCCCCGCAGTCGGAACACTGAGTTGGGATAAACTCTATATCGGGAAGGGCGCGACGAGCGGAGATATTTACGACTTTGATGGTACTCAAGTGCAGGTGCTGTTCTCCGGGAGTACGAGTGGAAGTGTTTCGTCAGGGGGACTTATAACAAGTGATGCCATAGCCTATTCTCATGACGGAAGCAGATCATTGGTTGTTTCTATGCATCATACTAGTAGCGAGCTTAGACTAAGAACTAGTGTTACTGGCTTTAGGCGCTTTTATACTTATCCCGTCACCGATACAGCTTCGGTAACGGACGATACTATGAATAACGATGACGGCTCGAACCTTTCTTCAATTACAAAGATAGAGGCTTTTGGTTATGGTTCTGTAGAAACATACGCGGTTAAACAGTTCTTTGATCGTATCCCGACGCCGACCTCGGGGCGGGCAACGCTCTATCGCAATTTGATTAACGGACTGGTACAGGACGGGTGGTGGTCCACCCTCGACGGGCTGTATATAATAGCTGCGGCCGACAGCACGGCCTACGTAACTAACCTCAAACAGACGAGTTTTGGTCTTGTAGAGTCCTTTCCTAGCTCCCCGGGAACATTTGTTCCCGATCAGGGCTATACGGGGAGTGCCTTCTCCAATCTTAGCACTCAGTTTAATCCTAACGTCAATACAGGCTTTAACTTTGCCGCCAGTGGCATTGTGATACTCGGATGCTATGTTACTACTAATGATCCAACAGGAACCGGTAGGACTGCGATAAGTATTCAAGGAACTACTACTGATACTTCGATACTGCCACTCTTTAGTGGTCTCTTGTACGCTTCAGTTCTAGCTAATGATACTGGAGCCGCTAACACTAATGTACGAGGGAACTACATGGTATCGCGGTCGAATAGCAGCAGTTATACTAGATGGAAGAATGGTACCACTATGGGATCTGATGGCGGGGCAGTAAGTGGGGCGTTTGCTGCTACTGCACCTATACTGATTGGATCTGCTGATTTTCAGGTGGCAGCGGCTTGGTTCGGTGGGAGAAGGTTTGGCCCCCAGGCCCAGGATATAATGGCCAGGGTAAATGCGTACATGACCGCGCTCGGGATAAACGTGTACTGATGGCACTGCTTCGCCGCAGAAAGACTATCGGACCTGCGTTCGGCTACGCGGTCACGCGTCAGCCTCCGGCCCCGGCCGGGAGCGCGCTGGCCTTTGCGGTGACCGCGACTCCAACAGTGCTGACCTCGGCATTTGCTAACTCGGTGTTCACGTTCAGTGGATGTAGTATCGGTGCTGCCGCGTCGGATCGGATCGTAGTGGTGTGTGCGTCCGCGTCGGGCTTTCGTAATACAACCGGGGTTACTATAGATGGCAGTGCTATGACGCTTGCCGTCAGCAACGGCGCGTCAAATGCTAATGCTATTTGGTATAAGCCGTGGCCAACTGGAACGACCGCGACCATAGTAATCACACTTGATGTAGTCGGAGACTATGCTGGGTGCATGGTAGGTCGACTCGTTGGGTGTTCGGGCGCGCCCACGGCAACACAGGCCTTTAACGAGTCTGTGGGTTGGGACCCTCATGCTTTCCCGAGCCCAATTACAGTGCCAACTGGTGGCGCACTTATAGTGTTTGCTGTACTTCATCCAGACTCGTCCTTGCCGCAGGACTGGTCCGCTGTACCAGCGTTAATAGATGATGGAATTGATCCGGGCGGGGCCTGGCGTGCGTCTTCTGGCACGTTCTTGAACGTAGTTCACACGCTAACTGCTGGAAGTATAACACCCTCGGTATCGTCACTGAGTCCCGCTAATGACTTTGGCTACGGCGGGAGTGTCATGTTAGAAGCAGCGTGGGGACCATAGAGTGCCTATTAGTGTTCGAGAAGTCACGATGGCCGCACCTGATATGGTGTGCGTGGAGGTGCGCGACGCACCTATTACCTATGGACAAGTTTTCAGTATTGGAAGTTCTATTGCACTGACTAGTCCCAATGCAATCACTATAACAAACGTGAGTGCAAGTCCTATCGACGGATCGATTAGAATTACTTGTCCTGGAGCTTTTGTAGAGAGTCAATACTTTGGATATCTAGCCTCTGGTAGTATTGGTATCGCGGGGGTTGTTGGAGTCCCAAACTGTAATGGATCGTGGAACTCGACACGGATCGATGATAACTCTATTGACCTCTGTGCAACCAGATTTACAGGAACTTGGACTCCGGGTACGGGCAAAGCCTGGCGTTATGATGTATGGACAACTTATGCTCCGGCGGGCCGAAGGGGCTGGGTATTTGGGGCAAATCAGGAGTATTTTCGGGCGTGCGATCTCGCGCCTGATGCATTTGTTAACAGGGCTGCGGTAAAGGTGCCAGGGAACTGGGCCTCTTTTGGTGGTCGCTCGGTAGTAGCTGTCTATGTAAAATCGAAGAACTACGGCGATGGTTACAATGACTCAGCGGATGGTGGTCAGTTTGGTAGAACGTCCACACTAAAACACTATGTTTTCTTGAAGCTTGATGGACCTTTGACCCAGGGCGGTCCGTATGCTATTGTTAACTCTACGGCGGGCATTAGTACCAATCTTACATGGAATGATCGCTCGACGCGGACAATAGCTATCTGCGTTAACCAGATAGGATACAAGACTAGTGACGTTGGAAAAACTGCGTACTTGGCACTGTGGGTGCCCGGGGCGCCTAATGAAGGAGCTATGGACTACTCGGCGTTTACGCAGTTCGATGTAATTAATGGAGCCGGGACCACTGTAGCTGGGCCGTTCTCGATAACTCAGAGAATATTAGCGACAGAGGCTGAGACGAGGATCGGCCTCCAGATTGATAATATCGCGAGCGGTTACTCGAGTACGGACGGAAGAAGTGCGTATAATAGTACGGACCCGGCCAAGAGACATGCTGTTACTGCGTGGAGTGCTACAGATCCGGCGGTATTTACTGTTTCAACTCCTCATGGATTTGCGGTAGGTAAAAGACTTCGATTTGAAGATATTATGAACTCGGGTACCTATCGAAGTGGCGCTGGTTACTATGTAAATCATACTGTTCGTGTCGCTAGTATTGTCTCGCCAACACAATTTACTTTAACTGATTTCCTTGAGGATGGCGCCCCTGTTAGAGGGGCTCTGAGTCCAACATATGCTGACTGGTTGGCTGCTGGAAATCCACAAGGTTATCTTGTGGAGCAATATGAAAGCTCAAGAGCCGGGACCAACACCTACGAGATGCAGTTTGGGTCGTATAATACGGCTACGGACGGTACCTATCGCTTAAGAGTTGCTGGATTGGGGACTTCTGATCCATTTCCGATCCGAACTAGCGCTTGGGGTGATTTGGCTAAGATCATGGCCGGGGGCGAGTACAATCACCGTCACGGCCTAGCACACGACGGCCGCTTCGGACAGACCCGCGGCGCGAGCTACATTGATGGAGTGGTTAACGCGGGAAACTATGGAAAGATCTATCAGAGCAAGTTGCCGTATGGATGGGGCTGGGGTGGTAACGTTGCTGGTGGTGCTCCGGTAGTCCAAGAACAAACCGCGGCGCGCCCAGATTGGTTCTTTCCTACTGGCACGCCGGGGCAGTGGTATCAGTCTAATTATGGGTTGGGTGGGGGCTCTTGGGCCGACGCGGGTGACTGGTGCACTCGGTTGAATGGTGTCTCTGGAGCTTGCTATGCTTTCGTGGAGCTTGCTCTACTTCGTCCCGCGCACGCGGCAGCGACGAACTATGGATTGCCAAAGCTGCTGGAGATGTTTCCGTCAGTTCCGGAGTACGCTGGGACTAACGGCCTACCAGAGATGTTTACTCAGGCCGTTTTCGGTATGGAGTGCTATCGGAGATGCCAGCACGGGCCGGGGAGTTATCTGCCCGAGGGCGCGGTTCCTGGCGGCCTGATGATGGATACGGGTACGGGAACTACAGCTTCGTCTTGTGATCGTACTCATGGTATTGGCTTCGCCAACCTCCCAGAGCAGTTCTCTAATTTTCATTATGCTTTTGCTGCGGCCAAGATCGCACAGGGATTTTATGCTTATGGGTTTACGGCTGCTGGAAATATGTGGAGGGATAGTGCGGTTAAGGCGTGGGACTGGGCTCAGCTGATTTATACTGACAGTACCGCGCGTTTCGCCTATTTTGATGGGTTGGGTGTCGAGGCGCTTTTAGCTACAGGCAAATACTCTAATGGGGCCTGGACCCATTCTATGTATGTGGCCTCTGTGGAGGAGATTAATCAGACCTATATTAGTGGAGTCGCTCGAACTAATGCTGCTGCAACACTCTATAGACTTACCGGGGGCGCGAACTATAAGACAGTTATAGAGACGGATCTAGGATATGGTGGAGGCAATCCTAACGGTATCTGGTTTGATACTAATGGAGGCATACAGCTAGCCGCTTGGGAGTACTATCGGACTCCAGGGATTAATGCTCAAGCAAAACAGGTTCTCGGGGATACTTTCCAGGGCTGTTGGACCCGGAATGTGGCTGGGCTCGAGTTGTTCTCGACGCCGCCGCCGAAGCAGCCCTATAGGACGATGTTTGTTGCTGATAATGGTGTTATCTTCTTCGGGATACACGGTATTGATCTCTCCGCAGTCCATTGGGCTTTCATAGCTTCTCATGTGATCACTGGAGACTCTCGGTTCTTGCAGGTTCTTCAGGACGGCATGGGCTTTATTATGGGGGCCAACCAGACTGGGTTCTCGTCAGTTTCTGGGACAGGAACTCGCGCGCACGAGGCTATATTTAACGCTGATGATATCTACACGGGACATCACTGCGCGCCGGGTATCGGCTGTTATATGTTCACTGGTGTTGGCGCATGGTTCTATGATTTTGGCCAGTGGCATGGATCGTTTAATGCGGCCTCGATAGAGGGGCCAGAGATAACTTTTGAAGCTGCAGATAAGGTATTCGAGCGTCATGTTGTTCCGGGGAGATATGCTACTCCAGTCTACGACGCAGCCTGGGAGGTTGTATTCCATCTGAGTCTTACAGAGCGCTCGATCCAACAGGATGTGTTCCCGCTACAGAACGTCGCGTTCTATTTGGATAGCTGGGACGAGGTCCCGAAGACTACCGCGGCGGTTACGGTTAGCTCGAACAACAACCCGAGTGATGTGGGGGAGTCTGTTACCTTTACTGCGACTGTCACGGGGACTGGAGGCCCGCCCACGGGCACAGTCACATTCAGGGATAATGGAAGCCCTATCGGGTCTGGGATATTGGCAGGGGGCTTTGCTACGTTCACGCTTACGGGCCTGCTCGTGGGTGATCACAGTATAACGGCGTTCTATTCTGGGGACGTGACATTCGCTCCGGCGGGCTCAGGAGTGCTTACACAGCAGGTCGCGGGTATCCCTCCGCCTCCCGGACCTAATCCGTATCAGTTCTCTGTGTTTGCGATGTGATATGACTGAAGGGCCGCTTTATAAGTATCGTTACCAGCCTGTCGCGGAGGTGATTGGTGCCCCGCGTCAACAGGCGGCGCCTCCGAGTACCCAGAACATCGCGCCCGCGCGGATAGCGGACTCGGACGTAGGATTTGCTCCTACGACGACCCGTGTCGTCCAGCCTCCGTACGCCGCGGCGAGTCATTTCTATCGACGAAGGCGGATACCGCATTCTGAAGTTATAATGACCTTTACTATTCCAAACGCTGGAATAGTAACGCCACAGAAACTAGTAGATAACGATACGTTCTCTGCTCCTACGCTCTCGACCAGTAGTGTCATTCTGGGTCAGAACTCATTTAATGATGCTGATGTATTCTTTGCTCCGAAGACTACATCAACGTCGCTGCCAGTACGGTTTGTTGACAGTGATACAATCTTTGTGCCGATTGTAGGCGGGGGCTTTACAACTACGTTATTCGTAGATGCAGACGCGTTCTTTAGTCCACTTATCGGGCCGCGCCCGAACCTGTTAGTTGATAGTGATACCCTCTTTGCTCCGAGCTTTGTTGGGGGCGTGAGTGTTGGTCCTGCTCGGATCACTGATAATGACGTATTCTTTGCTCCCGTACTCGCGACGCTTAAGCAGACAGCTCCATCGTTCTTTATCGATAGTGACGTTTTATACGTTCCAGGGCTCGCCGCGACCAAACAGCTGACTCCAACGTTATTGGTCGATACTGACGCATTTTCTAGTGTCTCGGTCGTATATAATCTTGGTATTTTCTTCTTTGGAGATAGTGACAGTTTCCGGGCCCCGACCTTAGCCGGGGGTACGATAAGCCTGTTGCCCGGACAAATTAGCGATCAAGATACGTTCTTTACTCCAGGACTTATTAACTTTGATGAGGATATTGAGCCAATTACTGCTTATGCAGCGGCCTCGGCGTGGATGGATATCAGGCGGTTTATACCGCCTATGTCAGTGACGGTTGTTATCGCTCGACCCATTGCAGGTGATATCAGGCCAAACAAGTTTATGGATATAGACACTATATTCACCCCAGGTTTTGGCGGGGGCCAGTTTATGGTCCATCCCGGGGTCTATGTAGAGAGCGATACTCACCATCCCCCCACTGTCATTGGTGGGGTCCTGAAGCGGATCTACAACGAGGCCGATAGTTCGACTCAGGTGCGGAATTACCGCTATGTGCCCCCGCCGATGTCGGTCACTGTGGTTATCCGGGGCCCGGCTGCGGGGCAGCCAGTCACTCCGAACCTGTTCGCTGATAATGATACGTTCTTCTCACCCGCGCTGACCGTTGGAGCGGTCAATATCACGCCCGTACTGTTCGTTGATCCAGACTCGCCGCGGATGGCGCTGGTCACTGGTGGCGGTGCACAGCCCACGATGGCTGGCAGGATTAATGATGCGGATAACTTCTTTGCGCCCGCATTGGCTGTTGGTGGGGTTAACGTAGCTCCTGTTCTATTCAGCGACGCGGATCTGCTCTTTGCTCCAGTAACGGTACTGTTTATTAATCCTGTGAAGTTTACTGACTCGGATACAATATTTAACCCAGCTATATCTATTGAGTCGTTTATAGTACCTGTATTGTTCACTGACGCAGATGCGTTCTTTGCGCCTGCGGTAGTAGCTGGTATTGCCAACATACGCCCTGCGACGTTCATCGACGCAGACTTTGATGAAACTGCGGATGGAGATCACTTCTTCTTACCGAGTGTCGGGTCGAAGGTTAATCCAGTCTTCTTTGCTGACTCAGACACTTTCTTCTCGGCGATAGTCGTTCAGCGAAATGATCTATTCCCTGACAAGATTATCGACACTGATCGACTGTTCGCGCCCCAGCTGGTATATGATCAGTTCATAAGCGCCTCGAAGATGAACGACGCGGATACGCTGTTCGATCCGTTCTTCCCGCACGACCCGCGCTATACTTATCCTATTGGACACGGAATACAGTCTGACTACTCGATCAGAAGGCCGCGTCAGGGCCGAGTCATCATAGGACGACACTGATGGCCAACGCAGCATATAAAGATGACTATGTGGTCAATGATAGTGACATTGACGACGAGGGTTATTGGGAGCTGCGTCGTTGCAAGCAGTCCTATCTGGACTACGTTGCATCTAAGCACGATGAGATCCTGGAGCAGAAGAACGCTCGAGGGTACCGGCACGGGGCTCAGTGGACCGCGGATCAGGTGGAGGTCTTCAACCGCCGCAAACAACCAGTTGTGACGTATAACAGGATCGGGCGGAAGATTGACTCGATCATTGGGCTAATGGAGAAGATCAAGCAGGACCCCAAGGCCTTCCCAAAGACCCCGCGAGATCAGGATGAGATGGGTGCCGAGCTGGCAACAGCTGTTGTGCGTTATGTGGTGGAGAGTGACCTCCGGGAGGCGCTCTTCCCCTTCGCGACGGAAAATGCCGCAGTAGACGGTATTGGCGGCGTCGAGATGATGCTCATCAAAGGGGACAAGGACGATAAGGATATCGGGTTTGCTCTGGTCAAAACGGATAGTTTTTTCTACGATGTGCGCTCTTATGACCACGACTTCGCCGACGCGCGCTTCATGGGCCAGGGCAAGTGGCTCGACATTGAAGATGCGATGCTGCTCGCGCCCGACGAGGAGACCGCCAATCAGATGAAGACCCTGATGGAGGGTGACGGCGCGGACCTGACCTCGAACCCGGAACGGGAGAGGCGCTGGTTTGACGTGGACTCTCGGCATAAGCGCCTGCGGGTAGTGGATATCTGGTATAAGAGCGGCAAGGGGTGGAAGTGGTGCCTGTTCACGGGCTCGATGAAGATCGATGAGGGCAAGGGCTACTTCTACAATGAGAAGGGAGATATGATATGCAAGTATATCATGTTCTCCAGCTTCGTGGATCATGACGGTGATCGCTATGGCTTCGTCCGTAATCTACGTTCATCCCAGGATGAGATCAACCAGCGCCGCTCGAAGGGCCTACATGAGCTGGTTTCGCGTAGGATCAAGGCGGAAGATGGAGCATTTGCTGATATTGAGGTTACTCGACGGGAGGCCATTCGACCGGACGGTGTGGTTATCTACAACAAGGGCTTCGAGATGGAGTTCGATGATGCAGCGCGCATCACTAACATCGAAGGCCAAATCAAGTTCCTAGAGGACGCGAAGAATGAGATCGAGAACTTCGGCCCCAGCCCGGCCCTAATAGGTCAGGGCCTCGAGTACAAGTCCGGACGCGCGATCAACCTGCTCCAACAAGCAGGTATCGCCGAGCTGGGGCCGTTCGTTATAGGCATTAAGAACTGGAAACTACGACTTTATCGGGCTATTTGGAACGCTGTGCAGCGATATTGGACCGCAGAGCGCTATATCCGGGTCACAGACGACGCGGGACTGGCCCAACTGGTGCAGGTCAACGGTGTAGGGGTGGATGAATACGGGCTTCCGCGGCTCGTGAACTCGATTGGGACGCTAGATGTCAACTTCTCCCTGGATGAGGGCCCAGATGAGGTCAACATGATGGGAGATGCCTATGATACGCTGGTCGCCCTCACCGCTCAAGGGGCTAATATACCTCCACAGATCCTACTTGAGCTTGCTCCGCTACAGGGTCAGCTCAAGCGGAAGCTTCTGGCTCTTCTGGAGCAGAAAGATCCTGTGGCTGAGCAGGCTAAGGCGATTACCATTGCTGGCGAAGCTGCGAAAGTTGATGAAACGAAGTCCAAGACCGCCCTTAACATAGCCAAGGCCCAGGAGGCCGCTGCGAGTAACGATCCTCGCGAAAAACAGCAAGAAATGGTTATGAAGCAGCAAGAGCACGGAATGAAGATGCAGGAAAGCGTCATGAAGGTCCAATCCGCGCAGAAACTCGCGCAGATCAAGGCCTCGACCGAGTTCAGCAAGCTTCAGTCCAATCAGGCCATGCAACAGCAAGACATCCAGCTGAACGCCATGAAGGGCCAACAAGATCTAAGGCACAATGAACTGAAGGGCCATCAGGCCCTGGTCCAGGGCGAGCAGAAGCACCAGATGATGCTGAAGCAAGCCGCCCAGAAGCCCAAGCCAGCGGGAGGTGCCGGTGGCAGATGATCTTGGCCGGAGACGCTTCGCGGAAGAGCTTCAGGACCCCCGTGTGCGGGATAAGCTCTTGGCCTATACCAAGGCCGAGGTCGGTGGGCAAGGGCCACAAGCGTGGCAGGCCTTCATCGAGACCACACTCAATCGGGCTGTGGCTCGGCGAAAGTCGCTGGCCGATGTGTTGTCTGGGGAGTACTTCCCGGGGGTGACTCATCAGCGTGCCGCGCGCGGGGTAGATCAGAACACTCGCGCGGCGTATGATCCAGTGGTACAGAGCGTCCTTGGAGGCTCGAACATAACCAACTATGCTACAGGCAACGCCTCGGGTACAGTGGGCTTCGCGGGTGGCCCGCAGACCTACGCTGCCGGAGGGGAGCGCTTCGGGATCGAGGGACCTGACAAGGGCTGGTGGACGCGGATCGGAGCACCGGGCCCGGGAGCAGCTGGGAGTGTGCCCTATACGTCGGCACAGCCCCAGACGCTCGCAGGGCTTCAGTCCCAGATGGTCCCGCCCCCGGCAAAGCCAGGGTTCACGTATAAGGACTTCTTCGAGAACGGGATACTAGGAGGATAACATGAGTGGGTTCATCGGGACGCTAGTTGGTATCATAGTTGTCCTAATCATAATGGGGGTGATCTGGTGGGCTGTTCAGCAGCTGCTGCCGTTGATCCCGCTGCCAGAGCCGTTCAGACGGATCATTAACATACTTATGATGGTGATCCTGATACTGGTTGTTGTCTGGGTGATATTGGTGCTGTTGGGAGCTGCGGGCATTCATGTCCCTGGGCCCTTTCGGTTCGGCTGAGAGGATTGATCCCGCCCCGGCAACGCTACAGCCGGTGCCAGATATCTGTGTAGGGTGCTGACATGCCACTGATCAAAGGGAAAGATCCCAAAATTATCTCGCAGAACATACGTACCGAGATAAGCGCGGGAAAGCCACAGAAACAGGCGGTTGCCATTGCGCTGAATACAGCTGGCAAGGCAAAGCCCGCGGTTGCGGGCCCTGTCCGCCGTGGAGGAATTGATCACTTGAAAGTGGGGGATTATCGGAGGCGATGAGACCCTTTACACCCGATGACAACTGGTGGCGACGGTTACTCTGTCGAGTGATAGTCGCATATGGTCTGTGGAAACGCAAATGTCGGACAGTGACTTCAGCCGGTTCATCCGGCACCTGATGCGGAGAATGCGTCGCAGGAAGCTGCATCGCGGGATGCGCTATGCGCTCCGAGACACTTTGATGGAATTGCGTCTGCACCACGAAACGGTGCCTCGCCGCCGGGGACGATAGCCCCGGATACGTAAACGCTACGAAACAGCGGAAGGATGGAAGATGGCAGACGATGATAAGAGCCCCGAACAGCTCCAGCAAGAGATGTTCGATCTAGCGCAAGTGACTCCCCCAGCGGAGCCCCCGGCAGAGCCGGAACCTGCCCCGCCCCCGGCACCGGAGCCTCCACCTCCGGCCGCTGTGGAACCTCCCGAGCCGGGCGTTCCGACTTGGCGGTTGAGGGAGGAGGCTGAAGGTCGAAGAGCGGCTGAAGATCGAGCGAGGGCGCTAGAGTCGCGCCTGAACGAGATCGCAACTCACCTGCGCCAGCAGGAGAAGAAGCCGGACTTCTTCGAGAACCCTGACAAGGCCACGGAAGAAATCATCCAGCGGTATCTACGGCCTGTTGTTGAACAGCAAAACGCTACTACGATGTACAACAGCAAGCTGATCGCTGAGACCCGGCACGGGCAGGATAAGGTCGCGGAAGCTGAACAGGCGTTCTTGGATGCCAGGGCTCAGCAAACCCTCGACGTGGCCGACTACGAGCGTGTGGTGCAGTCACCGAACCGCTACGACGCGGTCGTGCAGTGGCACAGGAAGCAAGCTACCCTTGCTGCCGTTGGTGACGATCCTAACGCTTGGTTTGAGAAGAAGCTGGCTGAGAAGATGGCTGATCCCACCTTCCAGGCCAGTATGCTAGATAAGGTTCGTGGAAGCGCTGCCAGTCGACCGTCTGAGACACGACTTCCCCCGTCGCTCTCAAAGACCACCGCCTCCGCCGGAAACACGGAGAAGATGGGCGATATGAGCCACGATAGCTTGTTTCGATATGCCATGAGTAATGGCAAGGAGAGATGAGCGTATGAGCCATACCGGAACAAAATGTTTTGATATGGCTCGAGTCAGGAAAGGGTTGCAGCCATGGCTGTGACAGTCATTCAGGACAATAACAAACTCGTCCGGTATACAGAGGAAATCAACCGAGAGTTTGTTAGAGGTAATCAGTTCTCGCCCTACATGAGTGAGGGCCTGAACGCGGTTATTCGTATCCGCAGTGAGCTGAAGGCGGGCGGCGAGGATATGAACATCCCGATCGTCTCGCGTCTTCAGGGAGCTGGCGTGGCGACACAGACGCTGGTCGGAAACGAAGAGAAGATCGACAACTACGGTATGCGAGTCAGGATCGAATGGGCTCGTAACGCCGTGGTGACTACGAAGGCAGAGTCTCATAAGGACTCGGCCGACGTATTCGGAGTGGCAAAGCCGCTCTTGAGCGATTGGGGTAAGGAACTTCAGCGGGACGAGATCATTGCCGCGCTGATGGCCCTGCCGACCGAGACCCTTCCGCCGTCTTCGGGCGGCACGAGGGTCAATGGTATCCAGTTCGATCAAGCTTCGACGGCTCAGAAGGATGCGTGGCGCGCTGCCAATTCGGATCGTATCCTGTTTGGTAACGCAGTGTCCAACAACGCGACTGACTTCGCTACGTCTCTTGGTCAGTGCGACACGACCAATGACAAGTTCACTGCCACGAACCTGTCACTGATGAAGCGGCTCGCGATGAATGCTGATCCCCACATTCGTCCCTATCGGACTGATGATGGGTATGAGTACTACATCGCGTGCGCGGGAACTAATGCGTTCCGTGACCTGAAGATCTCTCTGGAGACCATCAATAAGGACGCAAGGCCCCGCGAACAGTCAGGGCCGTACGGCGCGACTAAGAACCCTATCTTCCAAGATGGCGATCAGATCTACGACGGAGTGATTGTCAGGTGTGTCCCTGAGATCAGCCGCTTCGTGGGCACGACTGCCAACCCTGGTCCTTGGGGTCCAGCAGGCACCGGCAACCTCCTGCTTGGGGGTCAGGGTGGCACTACGCGGGTCGAGCCAGTATTCCTGCTCGGCCAACAGGCTGCAGTCTTCGCGTGGGGCCAGATGGCCAAGCCCACGTTCCGTAAGGAAGACGACTACGGCTTCATCACTGGCGTCGGCATCGAGATGGCCTACGGCATCTCCAAGATGTTCAAGCGACATCCATACACCGCGACCACTCTTAAGCAGTGGGGAGTGGTGAATGGGTTCTTCGCTTGTTCGTCTGATTGAGGAGGACCCTACACATGGTAACGACACTCAACAACAGGGGAGCCGCCCGCGAAGCCGGATATGAGTTCGTGCAGTATATCGCTGCCCGAGCCGCGCCGACTGGTGGTGTCTCTGTCTACAGCATCAAGGTTGGTACACTCCCGGCCGGGGCTATCATCCTTGCTGCCTCTACCAACGTGGAGACGGCTATCACTGGCTCTACTCCAGTGTTTGGTATTGGTACGACACCTACGGGCTCTGAAATTGCTGCCACTATCGCACTGACAGCAGGCAGTCTCAACACAGTACCACTTGCGGCGTTGGTGATGCCGCTCGTGGCTGATACCGATGTCTATGCTAACATCACTGGGACTGCTACTGGTGATGCCTACATCATGATCCAGTTCGTCAAGCCGCTTGCGTAACTGACCTCGTCCAACTGGGAGGGGATAGTCCCCTCCCGCTTTTACGGAGAGTGAAATGGCCCAACATAAAGACGAAGACAACATGAAGTCACCTGACGTTCACGTGCCGCCCTCGCAACAGTCGGCCCAAGGGCCGGTGCCGAAGCCGGGTGAGCCAGTGGCTCCGCCACCGAACCCTATGGCACCTCCTCCGGGTCAGCCAATCCCGGTCCCAGAGGAAAATACAGCCCAGCCTAAAGAGGACGATAAGTCCAAAGCGAAAAAATAGCGCGGAAAGATATGGCTCCAGTTAGATAATGGGAGGGCTTTCGTGGGCACACAACCGAGTCTCCGCGCCCGCATCCTGCCCCGGTTCCCCGCTCAAGTCCTGGCGGGAACCGGGATAACCATCACTAAGAGTGGTGGCACCTACACTTTTGCAGCGCAGGCCTATGCCAATATCCCTATCAACGCGCTGGCTTCGATCCCAGAGGATCGACTACTCGGACGGGACACCCCTGGTGTTGGCTCCGTAGAGGTTATTGGGGTCGCCGGTGGTCTAGGGTTCACCGGCAGCGGGAGCCTTCAGCTAACGGTTAATCATAGGATCAGGGGTATTCCTGCTATCCTGCTTATTGGGGCGACTCCAAGCGCACAGGATACTGTCGTTCCATACTCTTGCACTATTACAAAAGTGACTGTTATCAGTGACGCAACCAGTGGAAATCCTAATATAGCTATTCAAAAGGGCACATTCGCCACATTTCCTGCTGGACTGGTAGATATCACAGGGGGAAATCCTCCAGTACTTTCCAATGGAAAGTACCAGAGTACAACCTTGACTGGGTGGAACCTTAACATTGCTGCGGGAGAGATCCTGCGTATGTCTTCCTCGACTGGTGGGCCGATTACCAGGCTGAACATTACCATAGAGGTTCTGCCGATATGAAAACCACAAAGACCCGCTTTGAGCTTATTCGTGAGGCTGCGGACAAGCTCAACATTGTTGGGACTGGTCAGGGGCTCGAAGCGGAGTACTCGAACAAGATTGACAGTAATGTAGATCCCTTGATAATGCAGCTCGCCTCTGATAATATCTGTGAGGTAGTCAATGATGGATATATCCCGGCTGAATGGTTCGACTCGCTCGCGGGACTATTAGCTAATGTCTGTGCCCCGGTAGCTGGGAAGAACTTTGATCCGCAGATCAAGGAGTACTACGAGAGTCGTCTGCGGCGGTTGACCTCGAGTGGTCCCACTTATGGGACCCAGGAAGCTGAGTACTTCTGATGCCGTCTATTGTATTTCCAACTACGTCAGCCCCGGCTACCAGGCCACAAGAGTCTGGTGGAAGGCTGATTAATGCCTACGTGGAGAAGACACCCTATGGAGCACCGTCGCAGATTATCGTGAGGCGTTCTCCTGGTCTCCAACGAATAGCGACGACTGCGATAAGTGGTCACACCAGGGGCTTTCTCGACGCGGAAGCAGCTGCAGTATGGGTGCTTAATAATAAACTCATGAGGTTTGATAGTGTCTTTACGGTAACAGATCTGGGTACATTGGTAGGGACTGAACCAGTTACCTTTGGACGGAATAATGCTGTTGTTAAACAGAATGTAGTTGTTACTGAGAACGGCTGTTTTAATGTTGACACCAGTACCGGGGCAACACCCTTTGTCTCGGTCAACCTACCCGCCGGGCCAACGAGTGTTTGTGACATCGATGGATACTTTGTCTGGTCATTTGGTGGAGGTCAGATCTATGCTTCCGATCTTAATTCTACTAATGTACAGGCGTTGTCGCTGAATACTGAGCAGGGCCTGTTCGTCAGGCGGGTGCTGCGGTATGCAGGGCGACTTTATGCCTTCGGAGATAAGTGGACGGGGGTCTATCGTGATGCAGGAACAAGTCCATTTCCGTTCGCGCGCGAGGTCACTATCCCTCGGGGTATCGTTGGGACTCATGCTGTCGCTGGTTGGGAGACTGGATGGGCCAACCAGTTGCTCTGGGCCGGAGATGACTTCATCGTTTATAAGTTGGATGGATACACGCCTACACCAGTCTCTACCGATGATGTTAGTAGGGCCATTCAATCAGCGGTACTCGCCGGGGGCCGTAACCTCATCGAGGCCTTTGTCTATATGTACGGTAAGAATGCCTTCTGGGTCTTGTCCTCTCACGATAATTGGACGTGGGAGTATAATCTAGTCACGGGCGAGTGGAACGAACGCAAGTCGTTTAACCAGTCTAACTGGAAGGGTATGAAGAGTATACGGATATTCGATCGATGGATCATTGGAGACGAGTTTACCGGAGATCTGTATCAGGTCAGTGGATCATACTTCCTCGAAGGAACTGATCCCCTTATTTGGCAGGTAGAAAGCGGGGTGATGTCAGGCTTTCCGCGCGGCGTCATGGTGCCTCGAAGCAGCTTCCTGTTGACGACTGCTGTAGGGACGACCTCCACTGTAACAGATCCCAGGGTGGAGATCTCTTGGTCCCTCGACGGGGGATACACCTATGGAGACCCTGTGATGCGTCGCCTTGGAGGTCCCGGGGAGTCGCTCTCGCACCCATATGTTCTGCAGTGCGGGCTGTCCAAGGGCCAGGGCGTTCGGTTCCGTCTGCGGGTCTCCGATCCGGTTCATGTGGGACTGTCGGGGGGTTCGATAGATGATCTTGAAGCGCGGGGGTACTCTGGATGAAGGCCCCACTCGATCCGTTTTCAAGAGTTACTGACGAACAGAGTCACTGGGACCCTGAATGGTATTCATGGCTTCAAGATCTATTCACGACCACGACGCAGCTTCAAGCGAATGTCGTGACGCTGCAAACAGCTCTTGCAACACAGCAGGCAATTAACACGGCACAACAAGCGAATAACACGGCACAACAAGCGGCTATTACCGCGCTACAAAATCCGCCCCCGGGCGTTTCTCCGGGACTGATATTCCTCTCGGTTCAAACGGCAAATAACTCTCCAACACTTGTATTTACAGGGATGAACAGCACCTACGCAGCCTATCAGTTCCATGCCACAGGACTGAGGCCTTCTGTTAACAATCAACCACTGTATATGCAGATGAGTCTGGATGGCGGCGCGACGTGGAAGAATACCTCCAATATATGGACCTGGCTCTATTCTTATATTGGCGGTGGTGCAACTCCACTAGCATACAGCTCGGCCTCAGAAGGCAATACTACATACTTCAGGATCGGTGGAGTTACAAACTCTACATGGGGTAATAGTTCTGAGACAACAGTCTATCCAAACAGTGGCCAAAATCTAAATATGGCTAGTTGGCGTTCGTCTGATTACTACGATGCTGGTAGTGGCACCTATCAAGTGATTGGCTCTGGCCATGAAGTCAGCGATGCTACTCCATGCAATGCTGTGAGGTTCTTCTTTGCCTCTGGCACGATAGTCGGTGGGCGCATAGCGATGTACGGCCTGAAAAAGGCATAGGAGGCTATAATGGGCCTGTTCGATATCTTTACTGGCGATCCCGTTAAGAAAGCTGCAGAGCAACAGCAGCAGTATCTTACGGGGATCTCCAACCAGATCCAGTCCGGCATCGGCGCCGCGCAGACCCGCGGCATAGATGCCCTCCAAAGCGGACAGGGCAGTGCCATCAACGCCCTTCAGGGTGGTCAAGCCACGGCGCGCGGAGATATCCAGAACTACTCGCCCCAGGCAATCGCGGCCCTCTACGGAGGGCAGACTGGCGGAACCAATGCCCTTTTGGCTGGACAGACTGGTGGTCTTGAGTCACTCCGAAGCGGTGTTCAGGGGGCAACAGATGCCTTCAGCGGACTCGCTGGACAAGGGCAAGGCTATGATGCACGGGCTCTCCAGGGCGGTGACATTGCGCAGGGGGCCTTTGGCCTTGGGCCTATGGCGGGACAGGTTCAGGCCGCGTTCCAGTCTAGTCCCGGCTATCAGTTTCAGCTGAACCAAGGGCTCGAGTCCGTTCTTCGCAATGCGAATGCCTCTGGCATGGCCGCAGGCGGAAACCAGCTCCGCGAAGCGCAGACCTACGGACAGGGCCTTGCCAATCAGGACTACGGTGCGTGGCGAGCGGGCGTCTCTGGTCTTGGTCAGGCCCAACAGGGTGCCTACGCCCCACTTGGCGCGAACGCGGCCTCGACTGCGGCCTCGGGCACAGCTAACGCCGCCCTTACGGGAGGCACTGGCGCGGCCAACATTTACACTGGTACCGGCGGCAAGCTGTCCGATCTGTTGTCGGGCACAGGTACTAACGTGGCCAATACCCTGCTCGGAACCGGGACCAGCCTGGCCAATCTGGCTCAGCGCGGCGGCGAGGATCAGAGTGGGGTGTATACTGGGACAGGCAACAGCATTGCCAACCTGCTGTCCACGCTGTCTGGACAGTCCTCTCAGGGCTTCCAGAACATCGCTGGCCAGTACTCGCCGACCTTCCAGACTGCCGCGAACGCGGAGATGGCGGGCTCGAAGAACCTGTGGAACCTGGGCCTCAATTTGGCCGGGGCGGGGGCAGGGACACCGGCTGGCAGTAGCTTCCTAAAGGGCCTTGGACTCGCAGCGTAGGGATTGACTATGGCCGACAACTTTAACGTGGACTTCAGTCTGCTTGGACAGCTTCCTGCGATAGCAGGAGCGGCCCAAGATAGGGCTGTACTGAGGGAAACGCTTGCGGATCTCAAGAGCACTGATCCAGACTCGCTGGAGCGGAAGGCATCGCAGTTGCTCGCCGCGGGTCATATGGAGGCCGGGTTGAAGCTCCAGGCAGCCGCGCTCGCGCGTCGACAACTGACGCAGAAGGGCGAGTCGGATAGGATACAGGCCGATTACCTCAAGAACTTTCGCTGGCCTGGGATGCCTGGCGGGCAAGCCGCTCCAGCGGAGCAAGCACCCAACATACCACTGACTCCAGGGCCAGCTCAGGCCCCGCCTGCGCCAGATCCATTTCAGGGCGCGCCCGGGGCTATTCCAGGAGTAGGACCACGAAGTGCCCTTCCCCCTCAGGCGGGGCCACAACAGGCTGCGGCCGAGCCCAGCCCAAGTGATGCCATCATAGCTGCCGCACAGCAGGGTACGGCACAGCCTCAGCCACAGCAGCTGGCGGGGCCTCCACCCACGCCTAATACACTGCCTGGACAGACCCCGGTAATGAGTGCGGAAACACTCAATGCTGCAGCCGCCCCGGCCGTCGGAGCACCACCACCTCAAGCGGCTCCTGCCACGGCACCAGAGAGCGGCCCGCTAAAGGTGCCTGCATATCAGGCCGATGCCCAGGCTGAGGCCGCTGCGGTGGGACAGGCCCTGTCTGGGATGCCACGACAGTTAATGACTAGCGGCCCGGGACGGGCTCTTATGGAGCGCTTCCGGGATGCTATGGGCAAGCTCAAACTGACCCCTGATCAACAGGCCTGGCAGGAAGAACGGATCGCTCGACGACAAGCGGGTCAGCCCGATGTCAGCTTTGGTGATTACAAGCTAGAGCTGCAACAGGCCCCGGACAAGATCAAGTCCGCAGAAAAGATCTACCTCGACACCGAAAAGAAAGCTGGCCAGTCACAGCAGCTCATTGCCACGCTCGATCGAATGAGTACTCTTACTCAGGACAAGGACTTCATAGCAGGTACATCAGCTAATAAATATGCTGAAGGGGTCAATCAAGTACTATCTTTGATGAAAATAGTTGGAGTTGATCCGACTGCATTCAAGAACAGGCTAGGGCAACTTGCTACATCCGCGGAACGCTCGGCTGCGATCAATCAAGAGTTTACCTCTCTTTCCAATCAGGCTCTTATGGCCCATGTCGGGAGCTTCAGTAAGTCCTTCTCCGACGCTGATAGGGCGTTCGTCGAGAAGATATTCCCGCAGATCCTGCAAACTCCAGGTGGCATCAAGGCTATCATAGGTAACCTCCGCCAGATGGCTGAGTACGATCGAGGAGTCTCTAAAGAAGCCAGAAGCTTTATGAAGAATAATCCGCTGCGGGCTACTTCCTGGGGAGTGAATGAGGTTATCGACAAGTATGCTGATGAGCATCCACTCTTCGTAAACAAGGATGGTAGTCTTACAACGGAGGGGCAGAAGGTTGTAGCTTCGGCTCAAGGTGGGGGCACGCCCACGGCGCAGCCAACAGCTCAACCCATAACTAAATTCGGACCCGAGCATGAGGGTAAGACTGGTACTGATGAACAAGGTAATAGGTACATTATCAAGAACGGTAGAGCGGAGCCGTATACCTAATGGCCAGAGAGTTTGACTATCTGCAGCCAAACGAGCCTCGGTGGGGCAGGTTAAATCCTGTTGATCCCTCTGTGGACACCTTCCGTCAGCGCTGGGCTCCATTCAGTTCTGATCCAGTTGGTGACTACATCGAGGAGCAGCAGCGAATGCCGCCCCCAAGGATAGCCCCGCCCGGGACACGGGAGCGCTACGGCGATCCGACCAAGGTCTTGTCGATGGCAGGGGGCGGTACTCCAAAAAGTGACACGGAACAACCATATGCAGTTCCGAAAGGATTTAAGTTTGACGAGGCGCCGCCAAGTGCCGTACCAAAGGGTTTCGTCTTTGATGAACCAGTGGAAACAGCAAAGCCAGTCCCAACCAAGCCTTCGCCTCTCGAGGGAACGACACTGTCTCAGGACCCAGCCGAGCAGGCCCGAGAAGTCGCGGCCATTGCCACCTCGCGCGGCACCAGAGGACGCCAGGAGGGGCCAGTAACAGATGCTATCAGCCGGTTCCTGCCAGAGGTCGGGGCAGGCATAAAGGCAGGATTTAATCGGTTCCTTGGTGATGCCGGTGGGAAGCTCCAGGAGCCCCAGAATGCCCTTCCTGCGGCCTTGGGTGGGCCAGTGGCCCCGGGCATTGCCGCTATGCGAGGCGGGGCGGCGCTGAGCAAGGCCATCTCTAAAGGCGGGATCGAGCCTGGCGCGGAAGTTGGGGCTACCGGCGAGATGCTCCAGGGGCGGATCGCGGGCTCTACTGGTCCAGTGCCGCCCCGGCTGACCACTGTGACGGACAAGCCAGCTGAGGACGCCGTAGCCCAAATGGCCAATATGGCCCGAACTGGCACGCCAGAGGACCTTGCCGCGCTCGCGCGGATGCGCCAGCTAACCCCCGCCAAGAAGCAGGGCGAGGTCCAGGCCCAGCTGGTTCAGCACTTGGGCAAGAACGAGGTCGGAGAGTTCGGTGCAGGCGACTTTGTCCGTCGCTACAGCGAACTGCCAGAGGCCTCAAAGAATATCCTCTTTGGTCAGGGCGGCTCAGGCTCGCTGAGGCACCACCTTGACAGCATAGCAGAGGTCACCGAGCGTGCGCCGACGTGGCGAGGGCCCTCGACGGGGACCATGGCCAAAGCTGCTGGGGTAGCATCTGTTGCTGGGGCTGTTACAGGGGCCGGAGCTGTAGCTGCTCCGCTTGCGGTGCTCGGCACGATGATCCCTGTGAAGGTCGTGGCCCATGCTCTGACCTCGCCCGCGCTCGCGGCAACAGTGGCCGCGTGGTCCCGGGCCTATGAACGGGTAGTACGCTCTGGCGGAAACGCCGCAATAGTTGGGTTTAACCTCGCGACGAGGAACCTGAACAACAATCTTGGGACTGATGTAGATCCCGCCACTGTCATTGGAGGCGCTCGTGGGCAGCCTGTGGAATAGAAGTGGGATGGTCGAGCGCTATGCTGATGACCTCCGCGCGGACGGAGCTAAGGCGTTCTTCTTCCAGGGCGGGACAACGTCACCGCTGACAGTATATCGCGACGCAGGCGAGTCTAGTGCTCATCCAATCCCTGTAGTCGCGGACGCGAATGGTCGATGGCCTGACGTGTTCGTGCCCTATACGGTAAGCTATGACTTTCAGGTGAAGTCAAAAGACGACGTTCAGATAACCTTCACTCTTGGAGTACCTAATCCTAATCCTGTCGATCTGACTGTGGTTATCCCGCCAGAGGAGCGCGTCTCGACTGGAATGATCCATGGCGAGTTTATTAACGCCAGTAAACCTGGCTATGTCAGGTTGAATGGAAGGACTATCGGCAACGCAGCCTCAGGCGCATCTGAGCGAGCTACTGGTTTGAATAACACTAACAGCGATGTTTTTAACCTGTTTCAGTATTTGTATAACAATGTTCATGAGGCTATAGCTATTGTCTCTGGAGGTCGAACTGTCTCTGGAGCTATAGCTGACTTTAACGCTAACAAGAATATCGTCTTGCCAGACTGTCGCGGGTCGACGTTTGTAGGGCTCGACGACATGGGTAATCCTACCCCGGCTAATGCTTTTGCTGGACTGTTATTTAATATTGGTACTACAACTTTCCCGGCCGCGAGTATAGGAACCAACTCTAATGTCCTTAGTATTACTCAGATGCCCCCGCATCTCCATCAGGGGACGACCGCCAGACACCTGGGGCACCAGCACACTACCAAGTCCAGTGGAGATACCGGCGTCGAGCTACGAACGGACAATCGAAATTTTGCAGCCCACAGTCATGCCTGGGGCACCGCAGGAGGTTCAAGCGGCTTCGTTCAAGGGGTTAATGGGCGGTTCTCGACCTATGCTAACTCTCAGGCGGGTTACGATCTGAACCACGCGCATAACTATGTGGATGATTTCTTTCGCGGAAATAACCAAAGTGCGACAGGCGGAAACAGACTTAACGGCGATAATAGCAGCCAAAATAGAACCACTGATACAGCAATCAACAGTGGCTATAACCTAGACCACGCCCACTTTATCGATGTCGGCGGCACGACTGCCACGCAAGACATAGCCCACTTCCATAACATGGTTAATATAGCTGGCTTCACTGACTTTGTGTCTAATGCTACTGCCTCTGGCGCTCACGACCACGACTTTACTACGGATACTCGAGGCGGCACCAGTGGAGTGGCTCAGCCATTCAATAATATGGGACTGAGCCGACTCGTGACTTGGTTTATCAAACTGTAGAGGTCGAAGATGCTCGATGGATCAATCCCGCCTGCCTCGATCTACAGTACTTGGGTAGAGACGGTAGAAGTGTGGAGTATCGATAACGACACTCTATACGATTTCTCTGGGGTAGTCGATGTCATTCTGAGGCTCCAGGACCAGCTCAGTCGGTTCGATGAGTTGATTATCACTATGCGTCAGGGCAGTATCACCCTGCCCGCGCCCGGGATCGTACAGTGGCGCGTCGAGGCACCAGCTATGTTTGCGTTACGACCCAAGCTTTATAAACTGATTATGGTGTTTGAAACCGACACAGACACTACCTCCCTGATCCTTGGAACAGTCTCGGTAGTCGAATGAGTGAGATCACGCCCCGGGCAATCACTACCTCCACGACAATCCCCAAGTACGGGACCTTCTGGCCTGAGGCCGCGGGCTGGTGGGATATCATGGAGCGCAACAAGTTGACCATGGCTATGACCATGGCCAAGAAAATCCTCGCGAACAAGGCACGATATCAGAATGTCGAAGCGAAGACGGGGGTCCCCTGGTGGTGGATCGGACCTACTCATTTTCGTGAAGCGGATTGTGACTTCTCTACCCAGCTCGCGCAAGGGGACCCGCTCAACAAAGTCTCGACCCACGTCCCGAAAGGGCAAGGGCCCTACTACGGGCAAGACGCCTGGGACAGGGCGGCGATAATCGCGCTCGAGGATCACGGGCTCGACGACGTGGAGGATTGGCGGCTGGAGAAGGCCGCATTTTGGTGGGAGTCCTACAATGGATGGGGTTACAGGCTCCACGGGAGCCCCTCGGCCTACGTCTATGCGGGGACTAATATCTACACGAGCGGGTTCTACGTGGCCGACGGCCAGTGGAGTAGCGGGGCTCGTGACTCACGTGTGGGCTGTATGCCAGTTCTCAAGTGTCTCCTCGAACTCGATAACACCATTTACATTCAGCGCGAGGCCACTGATGACTCACTGCCTCCGGTCTACGTAGGAAATCCCCCTCATATCGAGCCTCCGGGACCGGAGGAACCTCCCCCCGTGGGCCAAGGGCCCACTGAGATTAAGATCGTAATCGAGGACGGAAAGGTTACAGTTTACATCAACGGTACGGCTATCACATGAAGTACCTTGGGCCACTAATAGCCTTCGTAATAGCCCTGGGGATCGCATTCTTCCTGATGCTCGTTGTCAGCGATCAGAGCCCAGGCGAAGGAGTTCCACCTATGCAACCATCTAAGTACGACAAGAAGCTCGATCGACTTGACCGGCGCGGAGTAGAGGCTGCTTATACCGCCCGCGTCGGACTCCTATTCCAGAACTGGATGACTGACACCAATCAGGCAAGTCAAGATCGAGCCCTCCGCGGGCACCGCAACGCTCGTGAGATCTACATCAAGGTCATGAGTGGCATTGACGAGCGTGATCCCGGCGGGGCTACTCTCGAGGATCAGCTCGCCCGGTGAGTCGGGCCTCCCGCGACGCGGGTTTGTAGCCCACTGTACCCTCGTCCGACTGAAGCTCGAACATTCTTCCCCGGACCATCATCTCGATGACCTTCATGATGGAGTGCGCGGGGACGCGCTCGCGCAGAAAGTGGACTATGCGATGCTCCGAGATGGGCTTTTTCTCCTTGCCGTATAGGGTCCACACGTAGTTCCAGGTCTCCTCCATCGCGTTGGAGTCCCCGCCAGATACCATTGATTTGAAGATGTCTGGCATGTATGACTCAGCTTCCATCAACCAATTGAGGGCCTGGGCGTAGTCGTCGAGTTCGATGATCTTATTGCCTCGCCGCGCGATGCTGGAGATCATGCACAGTTTCAGGAGGTGGGCGGTTCTCCGGGAGTTGTAGTACTGGAGCTTGGAGTGTTCGGGCTCGGGTTTGCACCCTCCTCTGATCCAGGCCTTGATTGCAGCTGCGGCGGGAGTGGTGAAGGACATTTGACCGTACTCGAGCGCGATAGTTTTAAGATCATGGAGAAGATCAGCGTGCAGGCGACCTGCGGAGGGGCCAAGTCCCTCATCGAGGAAAGGGTCTCGACTGACTCGCTCACCTGAATATATGAGCAGGGTGCGGGAAATGAACCCTTGATCCCAAGCTCCCGTAGGCATGACTTCATTAAGATATGCAGGAGTACACGCTCCCAAAAGATTAATCTGTGGAGCCTTAATTTTGATCCTAAGATCTTTCCCTCGTCGCTTCTGATCGACTGTAAATCCATCGTAGATATCCGTTAGGTTGTTCATCAGCGAAGTCTCCCAGCCAGGGATAAGCACCCCAAGTTCTCGGGAGACCACT